CTGATGTGTTTGGTGCCATAGAACCATAAGCTTGAACATCATTTAAGTACTTCCAATCAGTTTTGTAGAAGTCATAAGAACCTCTTCTAAAACCATTGAAACCTAAATTAACTGCCATATCTGCTGAGTTGTTAAACACACCAAATGAAGCTGATATATTTCCAGTACTTGTTACACCTGAGTTAAGATTTCCCAACATGTCATCTATTTTCAAAGTAGTATGTCTATCTAAATATAACATATTCTCTTCAATAGCTCCTTGTCCGTCAAATTTAATTAAGATATTGTCAAAAGTTGCAATATCGTCAGTGTATACACCTGTGAAAGTTTCCGTTGCTACATGACCTCTCTTGCCGATTGCTGAAAATAAACCTTCAGTACCATCAACGCCAGGAGCGCCATTACCAGATTTTTTCTCTGATTCTACCATTGTCATTTCAAGATAATCATTGAAACGCGCTCTAGTATCGCCTTCAGCTTTTAAGTACCATAAATAACCGCTTTGTCCTTCTTCTCCAGATACCTCAACCCATCCAATTTGAGCAGCGTCAGAACCATTAATAATGAATCTGTCCCTAACTATAATTGGTTTGTTGTCGTATTTGTTGAAACCTGGGTTTAAAGCTGGTCTATCTAATTTAGTACCTTTTTTATGCTCAGAACCATATACAAAAACTTGGAATCTAGCCGTGTCAGCATAAACCGTTCCACCGCCTGTACCTGCAAGATCAGCTTGTGAAAAGGGTTTTATAACAACCGCATCTGTTGCTACTCCAGTTGTTCCTGCTACCGCTGTAACGATACCTTTAACTGTTGTACCGATATTAGTTGCCGTACCACTTGTAGTACAATACATTACCACTGTGTCGTGTAATCTAAAAAGATTTTTATCATCTCCTGTTCCAAACACGACTTCATTTTTGTCATTGTCTAGCCCTGTGCTTAATGCACTAAGATGTAATCTTCCTTGCTCAGACCAAACTACTTGATCTGATGCCATTCCTTCTTCTGCCCCTACTTGAGACAAGAAGCCTGATAACATTCTGTTACCATATCTTTCTACCTCTGCTTCATAAAGCTCTGGTAGATATTGCTGCGCCCAACCTGTAGAAAAATCTAAATAGTTAGCCGAAGCAGTTTGTTGTGTTGGGAGGGGATTAAGTACGTTAATACCTGTTCCCGCTGCCGGTGTTACTGCCATTTTTTATTAATTTTATTGTTAAACTTTAATTTTTAATTTTAACACGAAGTTTATTAGAATCGTCACCTAACACTTTAAATTTCACTCCACCAGTTTCAACAGTTCCTGCCTCTCTTGATGTCATGTTAACATTTTTTGCTTTAGCCATAGTTTCTTTTACAGCATCAGCTTTACCTTGTTGATAAAAGTGATTAGCGATAGCATCTGAATTCATTGCTGTAAATAAAGATTTATGATACCCTTTAGCATCATCAATAACATTGCTGTCTTTGTTTATAAACTTTCCAACAAAATTATTAATATCACTCTGGGTATTTTTAACTTCATTTACATCCTTCACATTATATCTATATTTCTTATTACCGACATTAAATTCAAAACCTTTGAAGTTCTTGTCGAAAACCCGATCAGTTTTATTTAGAAATGTAGATTGTTGTTTTTCTGCTATTTCCTGAGATTTTTTATTCTCCGTATTATATCTATTAAAGAAATTAACTGCTTTTTGTTGCTCTGGTGTTAACTTAACACCGCTTTTAATTTCCGCGTAGTATTTAGACTTTAGCCCGTCTAGGTGGCTTCTAGCATTGGCAACTTGCTCTTTAAATGCTAATTTCTTTCTCTTGACGTTTATTTCCTCATCAACATCTTCATCTATAGAAAAATTATCTTCTATTAAAAAATTTCTCTCATCCTGTGTTAAGTGAGGTTTTGTTTGTCTATAGTACTCGTGTAATACAGACATATCGTCACGTTTGTTATAATCTTGATTTAATTTTACATAATCTTCAAGATCACCTCCAGTTTCATTCATAAAGTCTACAACCTTTTGAATGTTCTCTGGTAAGTCTTGTCCAGTTTTTTGAGATTCTTCTACAGCTTCTTTAACTGTTTCTTTAACTTCTTCAACTTTATCCTCAACAACCTCATCAGTTGTTTCTCCTGTAATCTCTTCCAAAACTGGATTTTCATTTTCTTCTTCCTTTTTATCAACCTCTTTTTCCTCCACTTTCTCTTGAACTTCCTCAACAACTTTATCACTTGTTTTTTCTTCAGGTTGCACATCTTTAGGTTCTTCGACCTTTTCTTCTTTAGGTTTAGCTAAATCAACTTTAATAGCGTCATCTTGTTTACCTAAATTTTTCATTCTTTTTGGTTTAGGTGTTTCTTTAACCTTAACCTTATCTCCCATGGGAGCTTTTACAGTTTCCTTAACTGTATCTTCTTTTTTTACTTTTGCCATAATATAATATTATATAATAAATTAAACATGTTATCTAGGTTCAAACATACCTAGATCAAAATCACCAGTTAAAACGTCATTGTTTTTTGACTCAAAGTTTTTAGGTGGTGCATTTTGATTTCTTTGATCTATTAATTCAGATTGTTGAGATGCTTGAATTCTAGTTCTCTCATCTTTACGATCTTCCTTATTAGTTTCTTTTTGTTTTAATGTATCAAGTTCCATTTGTTTTAATTGCATGTTTAATTGAAACTCATGATCCATTAATTCTTTTTTCAACGCAGCTTCTTGTTGTAATTTTTGTAATTCAAATTTAGCTTCAACTTCCTCCAGTTGGACTTTGCCTTGCGTTAATGCTTGTTGTTTTTGCATTTCCATTTCTGCTGCTTGTTGCTGCGATTGTGCGTTAGCTTCTGCTTGCGCTTGTATATTTCTTTCTGCTATTTGCTGGTCTCTTTCAATTTTCTTTTTTCTTCTTATTTTTAGTAATTGATTTGCCAATCTAATATTTTTAATTTCTCTAATATCAATAGCATCTTCCAATTCAATATTTTCTTTAGATAATGCTACTTGTATATTGTTTTCAAGTAGTTGTTTTTCTTCTTCATCAGGCGCTAATTCTATAAATATACCGAAATCGTATAAATGAAGATTTTTCATTTCTTCTAATGTACCCACGTTATGCGCCCCAATAGCTTGGATAAAAGCATTTTTGGTTGGGGAATATTCTAACACATCAGATATCCTTAATGATAAACATTCTGCGGTTTCTGCAGTTAAAAATAATCCAGATTGTAGTATGTGTCTTGTTGCTGTGTTGCTATTCGCAGCGGCTAATTTCTGCACACCAACTAACGCGTCTTTATCAGGTACACTACCATCTCTAGCCTCATTTAATCCAGTCACATCTCTTATCATTTGTAGATAATAATTATAGGTAGTAATTAAACTTTGTAATTTATTTCCACCACTACCGGATTGAATTTCTTGTATAGGTACTTTTCCTTGATTAAATTCGCCATCTTGCGTTAATGATCTACCAATAACACTACCAGTTTGGAAGAACATGTTTAATGCTTCTTGTGGATTGTAATTTGTTCCATTGCCTAAATCAATTTCAGCTAATCCATCAGCATCTAAATAAACACCATCTGGTACCATTTTACCCATAACCTGCTGTAACTTTAGATGTGTTAATTGTATCATGTCAGCAAAGCCGGTTATTCTACCAACTAATGATTCTATTTTTCCCTTATACATTCTTGGTGCAACTATAGAATAGTTCATTTTAACCTTAGTATAATCACTCTTAGGTCGCAACATATTCTTAGCAACTTCCCATTTTATTAATTTTTCAGAACCAACAATTAAAGCACCATCATATAGAACCTCTATAGATTTAGATAATCTTTTAAAATTCTCATCTTCAATTGGTGGATCAAATGAATCATCCTTTGGTATTATTTTAGAACCACCCGATACTGTTTTCTTTACTTTATATACATCATTCATATATGTTTTATAATTAAAATATAAAACTTTAACGATGTTGCTATCTTGGTCATCCACAGTAGTACTGTGTCCCTTAGCGCTAGTGTTGCTATCTTGTTCAATTTCCAATAAATCTCCATTTGTTAAATGTGGAAATTCTTTTTTCAGTTCGTTTACAGGTATATTTTTTACTTCACCAACGTAGTATAAATCATCGAAATATGGATTTTCTGTATAAGAATATACTAAATTAGCTGGATCAACATAATCCACTTTTACCCCTTCAGAGGTATTAAAACTATTTTTAACACAACCAATACCAAGAACCGTTAGATCATAATAAAAACGCTTCCTCGTTAATTCATATCTGTTACCATCGAATATAGTATTAACCGCTTGTTCTTCTGCTAATTCTATGTTTTGTTTATAATTAAGTTGCATATGTATTGCTAACTCTTCTTTACTATCTGGCAGTTGTTCTTGATCATTTTCATACAAATGAACACCAAATTGGGCTTGAGCAAAATCATTCAATCCCCTTGAAGCCATATCACGCATAACCGATTCCATGTAATCCGTCCTCTTACTAACGCCGTATGGATCTTGTGAATATGCTTTAACATCATATATTCTATCCGCTATACCGTTTACAACTATATCAACAAACTTAGGTATAATAGGTACTGGTTTCCAATCTAAATTAAGATAAGATAAATCACCATTGATAGACAATTCATCTTTATATTTTTGGATAGATTGTTCACCTCTAGCGTAAAGCTTTAACTTGTGGAAATTATTTTGGGTGATTTTTAATCTACTATTACTATTACTACTATTTCCTAACCACTCCGATTCAATAGCTTGTGCAACGCGCAACCCGTAATCATAACTACGTTTTTCTGCATCACTCACTACTTGACTTGGGAAATGCCCTCTTTTTGTTGAATCTGCCATATTTATTTTATAATTTGTGATCTATTGCCTGTGTTTTTATATCTAGCAATATTAATATTTACTTGTTCGTTTTTTATATCTGCATTCGGTTTATATAAATGCCTGTTACATGCCATAATTGCTAAACCAGAGCTAATTGTAGCATCAAACTTTGTTCGTTTTGTTATATCAAACCTGCTCCAATCATTTAATGTTTTGTTGAAATACATATCACCATGTGAACCATCTTGTTTTGTACCAACGTTATCTTGTATGTACATTTCTATTGCAGCAGCGTGTGCTTGTTTAATATCTTCACTAGTATTTGGTATTCCACCTATTTCTTTTTCTGTAACAGATAATTTATTCCAAACTTTATCAGGTCTATTCATACTAAACCCTCTATAACCTCTTCTTCTAAGATAATATAATAATCTAGGTTTATTATTTTCACATAATATTGGCATTCCGTAAAAATGCAAAGCCATTAGCATGTCTTCAAAAAATATATCAGCGGTTGCAGGTCTTGCAATATATTCTAAGAAAAAATAATTTGGTGGACAATCTTCCATAGAATACTTTGTCAACCCATGTAAAGCTCCTTTTGATCCCTTGCCATCCACTGTTCCTGATATATCATAACTATCACAACCAAAAGCACCCATGTGTTCATTTCCTGGGTATTTTCTATTATTCTTTATGGTAATATTGTTTTGTAAGTGAGATGGTGGAACCCAACTAATCTTAAATTTACCCTTTAATTCTGGATAAAATATTACCTTTGTATCTTTAACACCATTAACCCACTGGAAATTACCAGTTGTTAGTGAAGTGTTGTTGTATCCTTCATTAAAATCTATTTGCTCGTATATTTTTGCTAAGTTAAATATACTATTTTGAGTTTCATCTCTAAAAGCATGTTCTTCAGTTCTTGGGAACTGTCTATAAAACTCATTTAAAGCATCTTGATCACTTTTTAATCCTTCAACTTCATTTTCCCAATGATTCACAACACCAGTGTCTATTAATTCTCCATAAAAATCGTATGTTGGGTCTGATGGCGTGTCAAAAACTGGCATACCATACCTATCCATAAACCCCTCATAGTTCCATTCCATTGGTATAAACAAACTATATAATCCAGATTTAGTTTGTCCATTTTTATTTCTTTTTGTTACATCAGAATCTCTAAATAATTTCTTAAAATTATCACCGCCTTTATCTAATGCGTTTGATGTTGAACCCATCATACATTTCCCAATAACCCTACTACCTAATCGTAAACATGTTTTTGTTACCCTCCAGTTATTCAATATGTTATCAGGTCTTTCCCATTTACCACTCTCATCATGTACTA